GACTGGGAACACGCAGAAATCAATGCCGCAATGGAGATGTCACCGATATCAAATGGCTTGATAGACGACCTACACAGGATTTTACCAGGCAACGCAGAACTGGAACAGAAACTTGACAGCATCAGAGGCCAGCTTGAGAAGGCAGGACTCAAAGAGGACAAGTACCAACCAATGCCAGAGGGTGACGAGTTTGACATTGAAGAGGACGAGGACTTCGAGGAAGTGCTTGGCTCACTAGGTTTCCCAGAAGACGAGACGGAACTGTTTGACGCAGAGTACCAAGGCAGGAAAGTTCCACTCAACAAACCCATGCGTGGTGACTCCAAAAAGTTCAAAGTGTATGTTAAGGATCCAAAAACAGGCAATGTCAAGAAGGTGAACTTCGGACACGGTGGTACAAGTGCTAAAAAACTTGGACAGAAGACCATGAAGATCAGGAAATCAAATCCAAAAGCAAGGAAGAGTTTCAGGGCACGTCACAACTGTGCGAACCCGGGACCGAAGACATCTGCAAGATACTGGTCTTGCCGAGCCTGGTAAAAACACCACATCATCGATAAGATCACAAACAATATCAACGAAAATAAATACCTGTATGCGAATACACGAAATACTGGAAGGTCCACACGATCCTTATACCCATAAAGCAATATTTTTTGCTGGGTCTCCCGGTGCAGGGAAAACATACGTTGCTAGGAAATTGGCGGGTGCGTTCCAGGGACTGAAACAGGTGAACATGGACAACATTTTTAAATTTCTCATGACGAAGAAAAACCTATCATGGAAAATGCCTCCCGGGGAAGAACCCGAACGGGAAAAACAGAGACAGCGATCGAAAGAATTGGTCGCCAAACAACAACAAAGATACACAGATGGAGGATTGGGGTTGCTCATAGATTCCACCGGCAGGATGTATGATACTATTGCAAAAATTAAACAAGAATTAGAAGACAAGGGATATGCAACAACAATGGTGTTTGTGAACACAGATCTAGAAACTGCTCTACGCAGGAACAAAGAAAGAGAACGTACACTGCCGGATGAGCTCGTGCATAAAAATTATGCGGTCATTGAGCAAAATCTAGGAAGGTTCAGCCGTTTGTTCGATAACATACACATCATCGATAATTCTGCTTCTGCACAAGGCGAACTGCCTGACGCACTGGAAATGATTGAAAAAGACATAAGGAAATTTTTACGAGGAGGTGGTGACACGCAGATACGTGAAGTCGTGGGGATCACAGAACAAGAATTCGAACAACTGGCAGAGAAACAGGACGCCTGCTATCACAAAGTGAAATCAAGATACAAAGTATGGCCTTCAGCCTACGCCAGTGGTGCATTAGTGCAGTGCCGTAAGAAGGGTGCGGCCAACTGGGGTAACAAAAGCAAAAAATGAGAATCACAGACGTAATAACAGAAAAGTGTTGGAAGGGCTACACCAAGCGGGGCATGAAGACCATGTTCGGCAAACGTGTACCCAACTGCGTCAAGAAGGAAGAAGTAGACTTCTGTGTGAACTGTGGCGGATTGATTTTCGCGGAATCAATGAACGAGGATCTCAAGAAATGGTTCAATGACAAATGGGTGCGTTTTGGTCCGGATGGTAAGATCAGGGGTGACTGTGCTAGGGGTTCCAGCAAGGAAGGTAAACCTAAATGCTTACCAAGATCAAAAGCGAACGCACTGGGCAAGAAAGGCAGGAAGTCAGCCGCATCAAGGAAACGTAGACAAGATCCAAAAAAGAACAGACGTGGTAAAGCCAAGAACGTCGCTACCAAGAAGAAATAATTTGCATTACATACAGATCTGTTATATACTTGTTGGATAACAACAGGAGAAACAAATGGCAGTAAGAAACTTCAATGACGCAGAGAAGCAAAAGCTAATCCAAATCATATCACAGGGTTCACAGGTACTAGGCGAAGTGGATGACCTCAAGGGTGGTTTAAGAGACACAGTTAAAGCAATCTCGGAAGAGCTTGAGCTCAAACCCGCACTGATCAACAAAGCGATCTCAATAGCACACAAGGACAACTACAAAAATCTAACTGACGACCTAGACACACTAGAGTCCATATTAGTAGCCGCAGGCAAGTTATAGTGTACAAGTTAATCAAGGACTTTTGGTTAACAAGTTACAGGACAGACAAAACTGCTTTCTACTATGAACTGGTTTCGGTAGTATTCACGATAGTCGGATCTTGTATCTTGACTTTTACCTCACCAGAGCCTATAATGACATATGTGTTTCCGATATATCTTATCGGATCAATAACACTTGCAATAGGTTCATACAGGAGGAGAATCATATGGACCACAGTACTGGCAGGTTGGTTCACGATAATGAACGTGATAGGAAACATAAAAGTATTTTTTTAATGGGAACAAGCATAATAGAGTTTTGGAAGAACAGTTATAGATCAGATAACACTGCATTCTATTTCGAGATGATCAGTTTCATATTCACAGTAGGGGCAAGTATGACATTGGCGATAACAGCCAGTGATCCTGACATGACCATAGTGTACCCAGGATTCTTCGTAGGAGCAGTCACACAATGCTATGCATCGTTCAGGAGAGGTGCGGCGTTCGTGATGATGATCACGGGATATTTTTCAATCATAAACGTCTATGGTTTTGGCGTTGCAAGTTATTGGTGGTAAAATAACATGATTCTTACAATAGGTTGCAGTAATGGAAAACATTTCGAAAAGGTCTTTAAAAATATTTTCGGTCCGAAAGAAATTAAAAATTTGTCTTTTCCTGCTTTTGGAAATGAATACATAACAGGTAGGCTCTTCGAATATGTGTATCACATGCCTAAGCCGGAATTTGTCTATTTACAATTTTCAGGATTATATAGAATAGATGTTCAGTTCGACAACGATTTTAGAGTAGACGAGTATGACTTCCAACACAAAACAGGGTTTGTAAACTGGGTGGCAAGTGGTGGATTGAGAGGCGGATGGATGAACAACGATTACCTCAAGAAGCATTTTGTAAACCGTGTGGATGTCTACACAGAGCAAAAACTAGGGCTCATCATGAACGGAGTCAAAAACATATTCACTGCATTAGAACTTTGTAAAAAACTACAGATACCACATGCATGGACCACCTATTATGATTACATTGATCCTCCAAACGAGCAGATTGAATCAAATGATGGAAAATTAGAAAAATGGCCAGATTTTATAGACATGAGTAACAAGCTAGAAGGGTCACCACTAAATTATGCCTACAAGACCGGACAGGTGCCAGAAGATGAAAACCATTTTAGTGAGAAAGTATTAAATGAATTCATAGATAAACACAAGGATAGATTCAAGATATGAGTTACATAGACGCACTATACAAAAGAGATGAAGACAAGATCTACGTTGTGGAACGTGATCCCAAGAAAGGTCGTGTGTTCGTGGAGTACGATGCACGATATGTTTTCTACTACGAGGACGCAAGGGGCAAACACAGATCAATGACCGGTGCACCATTGCAGAGAGTACAGTGTGCCACACACAAAGATTTCGTCAAGGAGCAGAGGATAAGATCCAACAAGACACTGTATGAGCAGGACATCAATCCTGTTTTCAGATGTCTTGAGGAGAACTACCTGGGCAAGGAAACTCCCAAACTGAACACCATGTTCTTTGACATAGAAGTTGACTTTGATCCTGAGAGGGGTTATTCAACAACAGACGATCCATTCATGCCTATAACTGCTATAAGTTGTTACATGAGTTGGACGGACCAACTGGTCACACTAGCAGTGCCACCAAAGACAATAAACATGCAAGAGGCCAAGATGCTGACCGAGAGATTCCCCAACACTATGTTATTCGAGAAGGAGAAGGACATGCTGGACGCATTCTTACAGTTAGTTGAAGATGCAGACATACTGTCGGGGTGGAACAGTGAAGGTTATGACATACCATACACAGTGGGTAGAATACAGAAAGTATTAAGTTCAGATGACACAAGACGTCTATGCTTCTGGGGACAGAAACCCAAGAAGAGGGTATTTGAGAAATACGGCAGGGAACAGTTAAGTTTTGATCTTGTTGGTAGGGTACACTTGGACTTGTTAGAATTATACAGGAAGTACACATACGAAGAACGTCACAGTTTCAGACTAGATGCGATAGGTGAACATGAACTGGGCGAGAGGAAAACTGTATACGAGGGGTCACTAGATGCACTTTACAAGAACGACTTCGGATTGTTCATAGAATACAACAGGCAGGACACAGCACTGCTGGCCAAACTTGAGAAGAAATTAAAGTTCATAGAACTTGCCAATGAGATAGCACACCAGAACACTGTACTACTACAGACCACAATGGGTGCAGTTGCGGTAACAGAACAGGCCATCGTGAATGAAACACACAGGCGTGGCATGATCGTCCCTGGCAGGAAGTACAAGAAGGACGGTGAGGTGAACCAACCGGCGGCGGGAGCTCACGTGGCAACACCACAAAAAGGAATACATGACTGGATAGGATCTGTTGACATTAACTCGCTGTATCCTTCTGTGATTAGGGCACTGAACATGGGACCGGAGACCATCATAGGACAGATAAGACCTGTGATAACATCAGCAGAGATAAACAGGGCCATACACGCAAAGAAATCATTCGCGGCGGCATGGGATAGTCAGTTTGGCAGTTGGGAGTATGTTGCGGTGATGAATCAAGAGAAGGGCACAGAAGTTGTAGTGGACTGGGAAGATGACACCAGTGTGAGGATGAGTGCGGCACAACTGTATGAGTTAGTTTTTGAAGGCAACAACAAATGGATGTTGAGTGCAAATGGTACAATATTCACATACGAATACGAAGCAATCATTCCAGGCTTACTAAAACGTTGGTATGAAGAAAGACAAGAGATGCAGAGAAAAATGCGTGAGTGTGGTGACAACGAAATCGAAAGAGAGTATTGGGATAAAAGACAACTGGTCAAAAAGATTAATCTAAATAGTTTATATGGTGCGATACTTAATCCAGGTTGTAGATTCTTTGACATAAGGATCGGACAGAGTGTGACACTCACAGGTAGATGTATCACAAAACACATGGCAAGTAAAGTCAATGAGATCGTGACAGGCGAGTATGATCACAAAGGCAAGAGTATTGTGTACGGAGATACAGATTCCGTTTACTTCTCAGCATACAAGACATTACAGAAAGAAATTAAGGATGGACTAATACCATGGACAAAAGATTCAGTGGTAGGCTTGTACGATAAGATATCAGATGAGGTAAACACTTCGTTCAAGGCATTCATGACCAAGGCATTCCACACTCCGGCTACAAGAGGAGAAGTTATTGCGGCAGGTAGAGAACTTGTTGCATCCAAAGGACTGTTTATCACAAAGAAAAGATATGCTGTACTCTACTATGATAAGGAAGGCAAACGTACAGATGTAGAAGGCAAGGAAGGCAAGATGAAGGCAATGGGATTGGATTTGAAAAGATCAGATACTCCTGTGTTTGTGCAAGACTTCCTGAGTGAGATACTGTACATGGTACTTTCAGGCAATGAAGAGAAAAAGGTATTAGACAGAATCAGTGAATTCAGGGCAGAGTTCAAAGCCATGCCAGGCTGGGAAAAAGGATCTCCCAAGAGAGCAAACAACATGACCAAATACACAGCGGCAGAAGTGGCCAAGGGTAGAGCAAACATGCCGGGACACGTCAGAGCCAGCATGAACTGGAACAGATGCAGAGAGATGTACGGTGACAAGTATTCCATGCTGATCACAGATGGTGCAAAAGTAATTGTGTGCAAACTTAAAAATAATCCTATGGGCTATACGAGTATCGCATATCCTGTAGACGAACTGCGTATTCCAGAATGGTTCAAGGAACTGCCATTTGATGGCGATGCCATGGAAGCGACAATACTAGATCAAAAGATAGACAATCTCATAGGTGTGTTAGATTGGGACGTTCAGTCAACAGAGACCACAAACACATTCAATAAACTATTTGAGTTTTAAATACCTATATGTTAAGCATAGAAGAAATTAAATTACTGATCGAGAAACTAGAAAAGCTCAAAGGAACAGACTTTCAAGAGCTGGTCGATACAAACCTAAAGATATTAAAAGATATAGAGCTGGCAGTTGA